AATAGCTGATATGAAGGGGTGGGAAACTTTAGTCCTTTATTTAAGGTATGTTTAGAGAAGTATGGATTAAAATTTATTATTGCAGTATTTCTCACTGGATTGGCTTACTTATTTTTGGGGATAAATAATATTTTGGAGCTTATTTTCATATTTGCTGGATTTCTCTTGCTTGTCTATATATTTGACTATTTGTTTAAATTAGTATTTAGACGGTTAAAACGATATAAAGAAGATTGTTACTATAATGCAATAGAAAAACGTATAATCGATGAATTGTTTTATGTAATGCCCGAAAAAGCAAAAGCAAATGCGTTGCAATTAATTGAGTTACCCATTGTTCCTAATACTAAATACCACTTGTTGATAAATGATAAAGCGAAACAATGCTTAATAAAAAATGATTTTGACTTTAATGATTATTATATCAACACACCATTGCATAATGGTCCTTGTATTGATCAAGCAAAATCAGGAAATTATTCGGAAATATATGTCCATCCACATCTATATAAACTTTTGAAAAAGGAGAAGAAAAAGAGAAATAAGAATAATCAATGATTATTTCAGCGTGATTACTCCGGTAGTCACGCTTTCTTTTTACTTAAAAACGAACATTTCTCCAATTGTTTCATATCGTTAGCCTTAAAATTTCCCCTTCCCTTCCTCTATAAGTAAATTTACCGTATGAAATTATTAATCAAACTCATACGGTATGACAATCTTTGAACAAATCTTGGCAGGACTGCAACAGAAGTTTTCTGGGGTGGACACTGCTACACTTACCCGTATCGCCACAAAAAAGGCTGAGGGTATAACGGACGAGACGAAGGTAAACTCCATCGTGGAGGGTATCTCATTTCAGGACGTGATGCAAAATTATGGTGATTTCCGTGCAGGACAGGCGCAGACTTCCGCTGTTTCTAACTACGAGAAGAAGCATGGACTGAAAGACGGAAAACCGATAGAGGACCCGGAAGAAAAGAAAGATGAAAAGAAGGATGAGAAAAAGGACGAGGTCCCTGCATGGGCCCAGGCTTTGATTGATTCTAACAAAAGTCTTTCTGAAAAACTATCTACTTATGAAGCAGAGAAAGCGCAGGCGCAGCGCAATTCTCAAATTTCAGCAGTGGCGAAGAAGTACGGCATTCCCGAATTTATGCTGAAAGACCGCACTATCCCTGAGAATACGGACTTGGACACTTATTTCAAGGACATGAAGCAGGATATGTCTAACAACGGTTTTCAGTTCTCCAAAGCTCCTGAAACTGCCGAACAGAAGCAGGAGAAGGAAGCGAGCGAGTTCGCCAAAATGATTGAGGCGGGCACAAAACAAATTGTCGAACAACAAAACAAGTAATTTATGTCAGCAGGATTTAAGTACAACATTGAGCCTGAACCGTCCATCGAGGAACGCTATGACGTTTCTACCGGAGTAAGACGCAGAGGGCCTTACAAACTGGACACGACCAACCTTGTAGCTGGTTCGTTCCTTCCATCCTTCACGCCGATTGCCGCCGACCTTGTAAAGAAAACCGCTCAGGTGGCTATCCGTGTAGAAGTCTATGAGAAATTTACTACCGGATCCAACACCACATTGAAAATCAAGAAAAACTCTTTGGCTTATGTGGGTATGCATCTGGGTAATGGTTCTCATGGGGCTACCATCAACAGTATTGACAAATCAAACAAAGATTTCGATAAGTTGACGCTGTCTGCCGACTTTGGCGAAACATTGGAAGCTGGTACTGTACTCTATGAAGCTACAGCAGTAAGCGGTACAACTCCGAAAGTCATTGCTAACTCTGCTTTGTATGAGAGAAAGCAAATTGATGAAGGTCCGGTATTAGTTGCTCTTTTGATGCGAGCATTTGAAATCGAGCCTACCAAGTTGGTTATGCCTTTCTCTGACATTGATAAAGCTAATATGCCTCATTTCCAGTTCAACGCTGCTGGTGTGCAATCACCGGCTGGTGTTTCTGCCAGAAGCATCTGATTCTGTAATGGGAGGTATTCAATTAGGATTCGCTCAAAGCGGAAAGAAATATCCAGTAGCATTGGAAGGCGGCAAAGCTTATGTTGAAGTTCCATGGACAGACAACAACACAACCTATCAGGCAGCCAACTCAAGCACCTTGGGATTGGTAAAGCAAAGTACAAAAGTAGATGATGCAGCAGGTGGTGATGAAAAAGACAAAATCAACGCTCTTCTCGCATCATTAAGAGCAGCTGGTATTATCGCAAGCAAATAAAGAAAGGAGGACTAAGATATGATGCTAACTATTTATACCCTGTTTAACGCCCCTAACATCGTTAACGCCGTTATCCAGCGCGTCCTTCAGACCCGTAAGGATACAATATACTGGCAGCAGTACTTGGACTTCCGTAGAACGACAACTCGTGTGTTCAAAGACTACATCGGTACCGTTACCGGAGTAATGGCCGGTTCCATCAACTCCCGTTATGGAGAAAAGCCTATCCGTGAGCGTAAGAACATCGGTTCTGAATATGGTGAGATTGCCTATTTGGGTGACCGTTACCAGATTTCCATTGACCGTCTGTCTGATTTGCAGGACTTGATTGACAAGTTTAATGCGGCCAAGACTGCCGACCAGGTTGCCGCTATGCAGGACATCGTGAATTTCATTTACGACGATTATCGCCAGGTACTTCTTGCCGCACACAAGCGAATGGATATCGTTGTCGGTTCCTTGCTGATGACAGGTAGAGCGCAGGTGAAGAACAAGGACGACAATGCCGGAGGTGTTGACCTTCTTAAAATCGAATTGCCGTTCAAGTTCATCAAGCCTGATACTGGTGCGAAAACGAACTTCATCACCTATTTGCAGCAGCAGATTAATGCACTGAAAGCTGATTATGGAAACTTCCAGAAGATGATTATGTCACGAGGAACTTTCGTGAAGAATATCATCGGATCGGCTGAGTTCGGCGACAAGTTCAAGATGCAGCTTACAGGCAATGAAATGTATCTCTCTACCGGTTTGATTACATCACAAATTGCTTCTCAGATTTTCACAGGTATTGGGCTTCCGGCAATTGAAATCAAGGAAGACTATGTGATGGACCAGTCTGGAAAGAACGTGCAGATTTACGCAGATGACCATATCACCCTGCTTCCACAGGATAAGATTGGTTATATGCGCTTCCACACCCCTTATGAAGCTGTGGATGGCGTACCTGGCCGAAACTATACCCAAGCCGACGGTGATATGCTTATCTCTGGTTACAAGGATGGTAACGGCCGTTATCTGGAATACACGGCTGAGTGGATTCCTCAGATTACGAACCCGAACCTTATTGTGAACTTCGATTTGACCACCATGAACGCATGATAGTAAAAGACTATATATCACAGAAGTTTCAGACCTTCGGCATCAACTTGTCGGAGGCTGACCTTTTGGAGATAAGTCTGTCTTCAGGAATAAGCGGAGAGGATGAGATGGGCCCGTCAAACATCGGTCTTGTGTCGGTGGCTATGGCGAAGTTCATCCCCTCTCTATTACTCCGTGCCACTTCTATCAGCGAGAACGGTTTTTCTATGTCCTGGGATACTCAGGGCTTGAAGGAATACTACTCATTCTTGTGTAAGAAGTATGGTCTTGAAGACACGTTAAGCGATAAACCTAAAGTCAGATTCCTATGATATTCGCTCCACATACCTTACAAGTTAAGGTTACTACTCCAATGGAAACAGACGAGTTCGGCCGGCCCATTCCCGGTACCGGCGGGGAAAGCTGGCAGGACGTGTGCAAGTGCCGGTGTGACGATAATTCCACCAAGGAGTTTACTTCGGAAAACGGCGAGGTGTACCGACCGAACTATCACGTAGTCTGTGAGAAGAAAATCTCCCTGAAGGCTGGTGATGAAGTAAGATGTATGGACGGTGAGAATGTCAGAGGAACTGGCAAGGTTTACATGGTCAAGAATACGAATTATTTTGGTTACTCAGAGATATGGATATGACAAGAGCAGAAGAAGTTGTTGCTAATAAGCAACTGAGAAAAGAAATTGATGAGAAGATTCAGGCAATTAGAAGTCTTCCACCAAGTAGAGAAAGAAGCCTTGCAATTACCAAATTGCAGGAAGGTGTTATGTGGCTGGGTATGGATTTGAAGCGGTTAAATGAAACGAATCCCTATCCGTCAAGTAAGGACCCATCAACAGGCGATAAGATTGAACCAACAGCTGACGGGTTGAAATTATGAGCAAAGTAAAGTTTGATTTTTCGGACGTGGATGGCTTTTTCGAGCAAGGTTATGCCGAAGTGAAAGCCGTTGAGGATAAAGTAGGAAAGGAAGCTGTCGATTATGCTGTAAAGAATGGCAGTTATCGGAACCGGACCGGAACGCTCCGTAAGTCAAACAAGTATTCAGTTCAGGATGACGGCTTGGAGTTGAGGAATGAAGCCGAATACGCATCTTTCGTAGAATCCAAAGGATACGAAGTCCTGACTGGTGCAGCCCTATTTGCTGAGAAACGATTGAAGGAGGAAATCAAATGAAACGAATATTCAAGTATGAATTGATTGTTGCAAACCATTCAAAATTATGTCTACCCGTCGGAGCAAAAATATTATCTGTTCAAGCACAACGAGATACGGTTTGTTTATGGGCATTAGTAGATGAATGTCAAAAAGATTTATGCTTAGTGGACATTTTTATGTATGCAACAGGGCAAAATGTTTCTGATAAAGACTTGGAAGATAAAAGATTTGCCGGGACTGTTCAACTTGGTGAACTGGTTTTTCATGTATTCCTTCAGTATGAAAATAATATTCAATATTTGATTGTATGATAGTAACTACCGACATAGCGAACATACTTTACCGTGATTGCCAGCCTTTCGGTATTGAAATCGTTCCTCACGGAAAGAAGCTGACTGGCGAATTGAAATCAGAAAGGATTGTCATTCACGCTAAAAAACAGCAGCCGGGCACGTACTGGAAGAAATCCTTCGTCGAGGTGAATCTTTGCGTTCCTGACCTGAAGGAAGGAGAAGCCAACACCATCCGTCTGAACGAGTTGGAGAAACAGGCGCAAGAATTGTTTGACGGAGTGACCGGACGCTATGACGGAACAGCCTATCATTATTCCATCGACACAATCGGGACAGAGGAGGGCACAGCCTTAAAGTGTCACTATGTGAATGTAAGAATTTTGTTTGAAGTTTTAAATGTGAAATAATATGGCAGAAGCAAAGAAAGTCACAGCCGCGAATATCAAGAAGCTTTGGTATGGCGAAACAAGCGAGATTACCGCAGATTTGACAGGACAAGCCTTGCATACTCTTTTGCAGGGTGAAACCTTGAAAGAAATCAAGAATATCCATCAGGACACATGGACGATTGAAGAAGCGGAAGCAAGTCGTACAAACTACAAGAACCAGCTAACAGGTCAGGTTTACCGAAGTGACAAGGAAATGGGTGATGTAACTGTAAACTTCACTATCGGTGAGTATGACTATCCTTCTAAGAAGGACCTTATGGGTGGTGATGTTATTAATACCGACAAAGGCTGGAAGCGTGCAAGAGGTAAGGTAAACATTGAGAAGTTACTTGTTGCTTTGACTGACGATGACCAGTATTGCGTGATTCCACGTGCCGACATTGGTGCTCGTGAAGCAACCACAGACAAGGCTATTGGGCTTCCGGTGAGTGCTGTAGAACTTGAGCCGAAAGACTCCGCTATCGCTCCAGAATACTGGTTTGATTCCGAAGAGGTAAAAGCTGGCATGTAATGCCTATCCGATAGGTAGAGATTATATTCCATAACAGGGGTGGGCTTTATGGCTTCACCCCTTAATTATTTTTTACATGAATCAAGGTGCAAAAATCATATCAGAATCCATTATTGGCAGTGATTTCAGAACGGTATTTGTTGGAGGAAAAGCTTATACTGTTTATCCGCCTACAATCCATAAGTTAGCCGGAGCCATCTCCCATCTGTCAGACGTACAAGAGGCCGAAAACTTGAAAAATGTCCTGCTCTCCTTGGGAGAAAGCGAGGCTTATTCCAAGGCATTATCCTGGCTGATTACTGGTGATGAAAGTTTGAGTGAGGAGTTAGCTAAAGGAACATATGAAGAAAATGTGAACGCATTAGATGAAGCCTTTTCCATGATTGATTCAAAGGTTTTTCTCAAAGCTGTCAGCTTGGCGAGGAACGTAAGCCTGCTGGCAGCGAAACCGAGGTTGTAGGAAATGATACTCTCTTGGGACAGATTGCGTCGTTCATGGAAAACCTGCATCTGTCATACCGGGAAGTGGTCTACGAGATACCATACAGGAATTTAGTATTAATGCAGCGCGATAAGCTCCATACCGTTACCGGGACCAAGGTTACAAAGGTAAAGGGTAAGGACATGGCTTCGCGCAGAAGAAGAAACAAGAAATAGATATGGCTACACTATCAGAGATTTTATATATTTGTCTAACAATTAAATTTTAAAGCTGAGTCAGAAGAAGAACAAAATCAGGTTGGGAAATAGCCCGACAAGCTAACAGATTAGCTCAACAGCGTTATGGAAGTAACTTTGACAACCCCAATAATCTTGTAAATAGGATAGTAGGCAGGTATCTTGGAAACTTCAATAGAAATGGAACCAGCTGGAATACACAAGTCTCAAAACGTACTTACATGGGGCTTAATGGCGGATAATTTAAGGCGGGATTTCCCGCCTTATTTATTTTCTATGTATTTCTATTATTTTACCTAAATGAAAAGCTATTTGCCAAAAAGCATATAAATCAGCACGTATCATATTTGGTATGAACCTAAAGCCGTCAATCTCTACTAAAGCAGTATCACGTTCTTTGGCATATCCAACGGCAATATACAAATATTTGTAAGGTTTAGGCACAAACGGAAAATTTCCGTTGTTATAATCGTCAATGAAATATTCTTTATCTGGTTGGGTTACATCAGGATTAAGAACATATTTGCCGTTTCTATCTTTGAGCAAATAACGATTTGCGGTAATACCCTCTTTGATTTCTCTATACTCTTCTTTCTTTGTACCTGCTATTATCTGGTCAAAATAAACTTGCTTTATAGGTAAATAAAGGGTATTCTCTTTAGTAGGCGTTTCCATGATGTTTAATCTTTCATTTTTAATAGTTTCTCCAAATCCTCAAAAGAATGAACCTCATAGAGAGTTCCTTTCACTTTCACGTAGCCATTTACTTCGGAATTTAAAGACTGGCTGTTTACAGATGATGGTATATATCCATCAATAAGCTCTATTACTTGAACACCTAATGTATTTGCGATTTCTTCAAGCATTTTTGTTGTTGTACCATTGCTTAAAGAACGGCTTAAACTCTCTGGGGTTCTTCCCATTTGTACAGCAAGGTCTTTCATCATAATACCTTTTTCTCTACATATTTCTTGTATTCTATACTTCATACATTTTTGTATAATTGATTCAGTAGTGCAAATATAGAGCGAATTATACATAAATGTATATTTAAAGAATAAAATAATGTTAAACAAGCACAGAATTATACATTTATGTTTGTTTGTAATTATACAAGTTTGTATATTTGCAACGTGATAATCAACAAGACATATACAAGAATGTATAATTAAATAAAATATAAGAACTATGGCAACAGAAAAGAGAAACCTATTAAAAGAGATTATGAACCTTGCTTGGTCATTTGTACGCAAGAACGGTTATTCAATGAGTGAAGCGTTAAAAGTAGCGTGGACTAATATCAAGTTGCGTGCTTTACTTCATAAGAAAGTGGTTGAGTTCTATTTCAAGAAAACAGACGGCACACTGCGTCAGGCTTTCGGTACTTTAATGAGTGGTAGAATACCTGAAACAAAGGGTACGAAGAAAACGGCGGATAACTGTCAGGTGTACTGGGATTGCGAAAAAGAAGAATGGCGTTGTTTTAAGAAGTGTAACCTTATAAAAATAGCATGATTATGAGCACAGAAATGGTAATGAATGCAAGCAGTATTCAGATTAGCGAAAAAACAAAAATGTTAATGAAATGCCGTGCCGCATTAAGCGATTTATACAACAATGTAGATGATATAGTTAGTAATGATGATGAAGTCAACTATAATAATTTGTTTGATAAGTTTGAATCAGCATTTCAGAATCTTGATGAAAAATTAGTAGCATTATTAAATGCTCGTATTGAAGTTGTTTCAGTAAATAAAAACTATAAAATGATGTAATTATGGCAAAGATAGAACTAAGAGAAAGCGATATGCAGAGAGCAAGAAACCTTAATCGTAAAAATGGATGGGGGTTAACAGCCGACCAGATGAAAAGAATTATATCGGCATACGAGAAAGGCGACAATTACAAGCGTGCTTTGATTGAGTATCGCTTGACAGATATAAACTTTCATACCGAAGTTGAACTTCTGAAAGCTGGAAAAATCAATGAGCTAAGAGAACAGTTAAACGAATGGTAACATTAAAAACAATAGATATGGATTTTTCAGAAGTTAGTAAAAAATTGGGTGGCCTTACAGCAGACCAAATTTTCGAGTTAGCCACACTTGGCAAGGGTATTTTAAACATGTATAGCAGTATAGACTTGGCTTCAAGTCTGACTAACCTTGTTAGCTTTATCATTACGGATGATGATTTTGACATTGAGGACAACAAATATGCGATTGATGCTATATTGCGTATATCTAAAATGCTGTCAGACCTTAATGCCAAATGCTGGGGCGAACGAAAGACTATGCTCGGACTTACTGGCGTACACATGGATAATGCAACTTATGGATTAGGTAATGCAGAAAAGATAGAAGATATAAATCAGGTAAGAAAAGCATCATAAAAACACCCACGCACGACAATTTTGAAACAATCAGCCAAATGTTTGTTCTGAACACGGTAATCTTTAGGACAAATATTTGGCGGTTGGTAACTTTGCCTTAGAACGAAATGCGCTTCGTGGCAGTTGCGCTGCAAAGATATTCAAGGCATTTCTTTTAAGGGGTAAACTGCCACTTTAGACCTCTTTTAAGATTTGCCTTTTTATATGTCAGGCGTGACAGGTCAAGGCAAGCCATTCAGGTGTGTATGGGTTCAAATCCCAGCTTGCTACAAATTCAGTCAAAATAAAATCCCCAAAGGCGGAAATGACTGAGCTGCCGATGGGGATAAAGTTAAATTCAAATTTGGACAAAAGTATGAATAAAATCCAGATTTTCCAAAATGAGCAGTTCGGGAAAGTAAGAATTGCCACGAATGAGAGTAATGAACCGCTGTTTTGCTTGGCAGATGTAGCAAAAGCACTTGGCTATAATAGACCGGCAGATGCTGTAAGTCAACATTGTAAAGGGGTCGTTATTTTGCCGACACCTACTAATGGAGGTATACAAGAAATGAAATATGGCAAAGAGAGCGAGGTTTATAGATTAACAATGAAATCTAAATTACCAGATGCTGAAAAATTTCAAGATTGGGTTTGCGATGAAGTTTTACCGTCAATCCGCAAGCATGGTGCTTATATGACGCAAGAAACGCTCGAAAAGGCATTGACTTCACCCGATTTCTTAATACAACTTGCAACCAACCTGAAAGAAGAAAAGCAGAAACGAATTGAAGCTGAACAAAAGGCAGAATTTGCAGAACAAACAATAAAGTCCAATGCACCTAAAGTCCTGTTTGCTGATGCTGTTTCAACTTCTCAACGCTCATGCTTGGTAGCCGAGCTTGCAAAAATATTGCAGCAGAATGGCGTGAATATAGGTCAGAACCGTTTGTTCGCTTGGATGCGTGAAAATGGCTACTTATGCTCAAAAGGTCAATATTACAACCAACCTACACAAAAGGCTATGGATTTAGGGTTATTTGAACTGAAACAGACAACAATAAACAAGCCCGATGGTTCGATACTTGTTTCTACAACCACAAAAGTAACAGGTAAAGGTCAAGTTTACTTTGTGAATAAGTTTTTGGGTAAAGATGCAGCTTAATTATGAGAGAAGCATTTAAAATAACGGCAGGTTTGCGATTTGGCAGACTTGTCGTTTTAAAACAGGTAGAACAAAAACCTAATGATAAAGACAAGCATTTCAAGTGGCTTTGCCAGTGCGATTGCGGAAAAACTTGTGTTGTTCGTTCAAGTAATTTGAGAAATGGGATAACAAAGAGTTGTGGATGTTCAAAGCTTGATATAAAAGATATTACAGGTCAAAGGTTTGGCAGATTGATAGCTTTAAAACACATTGGATTAGCAAGTAATCATGTCGCATTATGGAAATGTAAATGCGATTGCGGTAAGATGATAGTCGCCAGAGAATGCAATTTACATAGTGGCAAAACTAAAAGTTGTGGTTGCTTAAATGTGGAAAGGACAAAAGAAACTAAAATAAAACACGGTAAAAGACATACAAGGCTGTATAATATATGGTCTAAAATGAAAGAACGCTGTTACAATCCCGCAAGGGAAGCATATAAATATTATGGTGGAAAAGGGGTTATTGTTTGTGATGAATGGCTAAACGATTTTCAAAAATTCCACGATTGGGCAACGACAAACGGTTATAAAGATAATCTTACAATAGACAGAATAAACCCAGATGGCAATTATGAACCCAATAATTGCAGATGGGTAACTTTAAGTGAAAATGTAAGGCAGAAATATAAATCTGATTTTATAACTATAGGTGATAAATCTTTAACTATACATGATTGGGCACAACGGCTAAATCTCTCTCAATATGCTTTGCGAAACAGATATAAAGAATTTGGTAAAGAATGGGTTGAAAAAGCAATAAAAACAATATTAGAAACAGGTGATAACACTCACATTTATAAGCGAAAAGAGTACGCTAATGGTAGAATAAGACATCGAAAAAACACAAATACGCAACAATAGGTTTATTGTTTGGTATTAATCATCGTAAAAACTGAATATTAATGAATTGAGGTGTAATTTCAAACGATTAATATTCAGTTTTTTTATATGCCAACACTTGTATTTAAAATTGCGGCTGATTATGAAGCCGTTATACGATTAAGAGAGGAAATCTCTAAGCTGGAAGCCCAGCTCAAGAAGATGGACGTCAACAAATCCCCTGCAGCTGCAAAAGCTTTAGAAACGCAACTGGCATCTGCTCGCCAACAAATGATGGGATTAGTAACTGAGGCGGCTAAGGCTGGTGCTGTAATGGAGAATGATTTGAAGAAAAAGCTTAATTCTGCGTCAAAGGCCTCCGATGAACTGACAGAGGAAATCATCAAACAAAGGAAAATCATCCGTGATACTCAGGATGATGTCAGAAGGCTGTCTGATGAATATTCAAAGATGGGTAAGTATTCTCCTAATTCAAAAGCTAAATTAGCTGAACTGAATACGGCTAAAGCGGCCTTGAACGAGCAGAGATACTCCCTTGGCGAGTTACAGGACCAGCAGGCCAGAAACAGACTTGAAGTACGAAAACTTACGAGGGAGTACAAAGAGTTTGCTCAAGGTGGAAGCAATGCAGATGAGGTCGTAAAATCGCTTACAGATTCCTTGAAGCGTACAGCCGCTGAAATCGGTGGACTGGTGGCGATAAAGAAATTCGGCTCCGATGTGATTGATGCTACAGGAAAAATGCAACAACTAGATGTTGCTCTTTCTACAATTCTTCAAAGCAAGTCAAAAGCTGATGCTTTACTGGCTGAAATCAGTGAATTTGCTAAGAAAACTCCATTCAATTTGGATGAAGTTGCAAATGGAGCAAAGCAACTGCTAGCCTACGGTTCGTCTGCCGACAATGTGGTGGATGAACTTTCTATGCTCGGTGATGTGGCTTCAGGTTTGCAAATCCCTTTAGGGCAGTTGATTTATCTGTATGGTACGTTAAGAGTACAAGGCCGTGCCTATTGGCGTGATATACAACAGTTCCAAGGTAGAGGTGTGAATGTTATTGAAGAAATGGCTAAAAATCTTGGAGTGACACAAGATCAGATAAAATCGCTTGTTGAAGAGGGTAAAATCGGGTTTAAAGATGTAGAAAAGGCTTTCCAAAGTATGACCAGTGAGGGTGGAAAATTCAATAATATGCTTGAAAATTCCGCAGGTACCTGGCCACAAAGGATTGCTAACATTGAAGATACCCTTTTCCAGAAAATGAATGAGTTCGGGAATAAATACAAGGAAATTTTCGAATTCGGTATTGGTACAGCCGAGGACTTGGTGGAAAGTCTTGATGACGTGTTGTCTGTCATGGGTGGACTTATTGCAGCTTACGGAACGTACAAGGCCGCGTTGATTACCGCAGCCGTAGCGCAGAAGGCAGTCGGATTCGTTGAAAGTATCCGTCTGATTGGAATGTACAGAAAGGAATTGGGACTGGCCACCGCTGCACAGCAGGCTTTCAATGTCGCTTCAAAATCGAATGTATATGTCACTCTATTGGCAGCTCTGGTAGGAATTGGTACGGCAGTTTACATGTTCACCAAGAGAACCAATGAAGCCACTGCAGCACAGGAGACGCTTAATTCGGTGAACAAAAAGGCCGATGAGGAATTTTCCAAGCAGGCGGCAACGGTTGACAGGTTGTCCGGTGTATTGAAAAGTGAAACTTCATCCCTTGACCAGAAGAAGAAAGCCTTGTCTGATTTGCAGTCTATCATTCCTTCTTACAATGCCAGTCTTGATGAAGAGGGCCGACTGATAAACAACAATACAGAAGCCATTAAATCCTATCTGACACAATTAGAAAAGCAAATACGGATGAAGGCGGCAGAGAAAGAATTGACAGAACTGTATGAAAAGAAACGGACTCAGGAAAAAAGGCAGAAAGAAGCCATAGCGAACTACAATGAGGCAAAATCTTTGTACAATTCATCTGTAACTATGACTGGAAGTGCATTACAGAACAGGGGAATCAATACCGGTGTGACTGTATTCTCCCAGAATAGTGCCATAAACAATCAACTCAAAGATAATGCGAATAAGGCCAAGAAAGAACTGGATTCCGTAAACAAGGAATTAGGCGAAACGGTTTCTGCCATCACAGAACTGGAAAAAGAAATTGAGAAATCGTCTTTATCTGATAATAAAGAATCTCCACAGTCTTCCATATCCAAAGAAGTAGAAAATGCCACCAAACGTATCAAGACACTCAAACAAGAAATTACCGACCTTCGTAGCGGAAAATTGCAGGCAGAAGCTGGTAAGACAGTAGAATCTGCTATAAAGGCAAAGGAAAAAGAGTTACAGAGTGTAGAAAAGACCCTAGAAACACTTACCGGAGTTAGGAATAAGGATGTGTCAAGAGAAAACTCAACAACATCAGCCGGAGGGAAACTGTCAGACTTGGAACGTAAGTTGGCATTAGAACGTGCAAAAGAAGCTGTTGATTTGGAAAATCAGGTTGAGCAAGCACGTATTAATGCTATGGCCGATGGAGGTGAGAAGATACTTGCACAACGTGAGCTGGATAACAAGAAGGAATTACAAGCTATTGACCGGGCCAAAGAAGAGTATATTCAGAAAGAAATTCAAAGACAGAAGGAAATATTCGAAGCAACAGAAGATTTAAAAGCAAAGAAGAATCCTAAATACAAAAAGCGCAGTTTTGATTCTTCCTCTATAAGCGTTGACACCAGTTCTTTTGACATCCTAAAAGAAAATACAGACAAGCGGCAAGTTCAGGAAGATCTGAATGCACAGCGGGAAGCTATGAATGCTTATTTAGCTGAGTATGGCACCTATATGCAGAAGCGTCAAGCTATTATTGAGCAATATCAGGATAAGATCAACAAGGCTACTACCGAAGGAGAAAAATTAACCTTGGGCAAACAACGAGATCGTATCTTATCCGGTATAGATGAACAAGCTAACAAGACAATTTCTGCTGTTTCCCAGTTGTTCGGAGATATGAAAGACAAAACTCTGAAGGACCTTGAGGATATCAATGTAGCTGGGCAAAAGGCATTAGAGTTTCTGAAATCCGGGCAGTGGGACGAACAGAAAGGTAAGGAACTTGGAATTACCAAAGATAATTTTGAGACTTGGAGTAATGATCCGGAAAAGATAAAGGCTATTTCTGATGCCCTAGTAAATAACAGAAAAGCCGCAGATGATCTCCAGCCAGCTTATAAGAAAGTTGCTGATGGTATAAAAGATGCGTTCAATGCCGGCAATGACAGTAAGAAGCTCGAAGAAGCTCTTGCAAGAATCAAGAATGGTCTGAATGATATTATGCAGGTAGGATCATTCCTTTCTGATACATTTTCTTCTCTTGGTGATGCCTTTGGTAATGATACTTTTACAGATATTGCAGATGGTATTAACGTTGCTATGGATGCTGCTAATTCAGCAATGCAAGGAGCACAAGCTGGATCTGCATTTGGCCCTTGGGGGGCAGCAGCTGGCGCCGCTATAGGTTTGGTTAGCTCACTTGCTTCTTCTATAGCAAAAATCCATGATAAAAAGAATGAAAAACGTATTCAAGAATTACAAGATCAAATTGAAGTTCTTGAGAAATCATATGAGAGACTTGGTAATTCCATTGAAAAGGCATATTCTAAAGATGCTTCTAATTTAATTAATCAGCAAAATAAACTTTTAGAGCAGCAAAAGGTTCTCATTCAACAACAGATTAGGGAAGAACAAGATAAAAAAAAGACAGATAATGACCGTATTAAAGAATGGCAACAGCAAATTGAAGAAATCAATAATTTGATTGAAGAAAATAAAGAAAAAGCTGTAGACGCTATTTTTGGAGAAGATGTAAAAACTGCTATAGAAGACTTCGCTTCTGCATATGCAGAGGCTTGGTCTAACGGAGAAGATAGAGCCGAGTCAGCAAAAGACGCGGTGAAAAATATAATGCGCCAGATGGTTACAGAGTCTATTAAGTCCGCAATTCAAGCTTCTGGATCAATGGAGAAAATAAGGCAGAAACTTCAGGAATTCTATGCCGATAATGTCCTTTCAGGATGGGAGCAAAATTATATCTACAATATGGCTGAAGAACTCCAGAAAGAGTTGGATAAACAATTTGGTTGGGCTGATAGCCTTATGAAGGATGATTCCAAAGAGCAACAATCTGCCTCCGGTAGAGGTTTCGGTACAGAAATGACTCATGAGGATGCTGGTGAATTAAGTGGGAGGTTTACTGCTGTATATGAGTCAAACCTTCGCATAGAAACAGCTACCCAACAACAGACGATTGCTATTACAGAACTTCGCGGATCAATTTCCAGCTTAATTACTCAGGCGCAGGGTATGTATAATATTGCTGATGAAACACGCACTATATTAGCTAACTCCTATCTAGAATTGCAGCAAATCAGAGAAAATACAGGCGAGATTATTAAGCCAATTAAACAGATACAAAAAGATATAGAAGAAGTAAAACGTAACACATCAAGATTATGATAGAAGTAAAGGATATTTTAAATAAAGCGATAGGATTAGGGGCATGTTCTCAATCATCTAAAGCTACAGATTGGAAAAGTCTTGTGTGGCTTTTTTTCTCTCCTCAGGGATGTGAGTTCTGTAAAAGTATTAATTACCCTTCACTGGAGATGTTTCGCTCAATGAAAGGAAATGTAGAGTCATTCGGAGTACATATAGAAGAAAATGTGAAAGCAGTAAACGAGGATAAGGCCATAATCGGAGGTACTGCTGAATTGACTTTTCAAGGTACGGATAAAGCTTATAAAGTAATTATCATGCACAGTGGCAATGTTCGTATTAAAATAAGTAATTATGCAGTTGTCCGTATAGAGAATATTAGTGGTAATTATGAGATTATTAACGATGGAACAGGAAAGGTATTAATATGAGTGGGGATTTAATTATTAACGATAGAGATGCCTTGACAACATGGGGTGTTCGCATGGGGGACGGTTTTCTCGATGCTATCGACGGATTCAACGAGATGAAAGACTACATTGAGGATGAAAGCCGGTTGGAACATGGCAAACGCGTGATTACTGAAAACGCAAAAGTAGACTCGCGAGAAGTTGCCCTTCAATTTACGATCGAGGGAAATTCAGAAAACGATTACCGATCAAAGAAAAAAGCCTTTCAGACAGAATTAGAGAAAGGTGCTGTAAATATTAAAGTTCCAGCATTGGGAGATGAAATCTATAAGTTGATTTATCTAGGAAAAAGCATTTCTTACGGGATGAGTTCTGACCGCTGTTTTGGTAAAATTTCTTGTAAATTTCAAGAGCCTAATCCTATGGACAGAAGCGAATAACGAACATTCACCTTATTGTTTCAAATGGAAGTCCTGATTTTTAGGGCTTCCATTTTCTATTTATGAACTTTGGAGATATGATAGACATTAAAGACATATCAGGTAAAACAAGACTTTCCATCCCTATTAATAAGGGAGCTAAAGGAAAGTTCACTCTGATGAAGGAAGACTATATAATTCTTCCTTTTTCGGTAGCTAAGCCTGTGCAGTTTAAACTTGGTGATTATGTAGATTTATCCGGTGTCCTTGATGAATCATTAGGTGGAAAGCTGGCGAAAGTCTATGAGATAATTGACCTTCAGAAGCCTACTTACAACACTTCAACTGGCGGCTATGATTATAATCTCCAGATGAACGCCTACTATTGGAAGTGGAAGAACAAAATCTTTAAATACACTCCGGAACATGCAGGAAATGAAGCATCATGGTCGCTTACTGCTGCCCTTGACGTGCAGCTTGGGGTATTCCTTCGTAACCTGAAAGCATTGGGATATACATATAAAGGAACAGACTTTATTTTCAGCATAGACGATACTGTTGAGAATAAGGCTGTGGCGATGACCTACGACAACATGAACTTGTTGGATGCCTTATTCTCAATGGCGGGTGAGGATAAGTGGAACTGCGATTGCTGGATAACGGACAACGTGATACATTTTGGGCGAAATGAGTTCGGAGATGCCGTTAAAATTGAGCGTGGTGTCGAAGCGTCGTCTATCACCCGCAGCGAAAGTCAGGGCACTTATGCCACCCGTATCTATGCGTTTGGTTCAACAAAGAATATCCCCACGAACTACCGGCCCACCGACGAGCAGGCAGTAATCAATGGCGCGGTCCAGAAACGTCTGATGCTTCCGGCTGACACTCCCTATATTGATGCATACGAAGGTATGTCGCAGGAAGAAGCCATTGAGGACGTGGTGGTATTTGATGATGTCTATCCCCGACGTGTTGGCACTTTATCAGACGTACACACACGAACCGAAGAAGTGGAGAATGAGGACGGCACGAAAGAAACTATTACGTACTATCGCTACAAGGATGCTGGGTTAGAGTTCAAAGAAGAGTATATTCTTGAAGGTGAAGAATTGAAAATTCAGTTTCAGTCAGGGAAGCTGAATGGTATGGAGTTTGGCGTAATCTTCAATCCCAAGCCGAAAGATGAAAGTCGGGGAGATCAACTTTGGGAGATTGTCCGCAATGAAGATTATGGCCGACCATTACCGGATGATATGATGTATCCTGCCAACGACGATGAATATATTCTTTCAGGTTTTGATATCCAATTGGTGTCCGACCAGTATATTCCAGAAGCCGAGCAGGAACTGAAGGGAAAGGCGCAGAAGTACGCCGATAAGGTAAAAAAGGATGACGGTACCTATCCGACTACCCTAAGAAGCTCATGGGTTAAAGAGGATTTGATTTCACGAACTTTCGAATTTGGTCAACGTATCAATCTCGTAGATGATACATATTTTGAAAATGGACGCATTTCACGTGTCTTGGGATGGGAAATGAATCTTGATATTCCGTGGGATTCTCCAGTTTACACGATTGGGGAAAGTATGCCTTACTCTCGCATCGGTGAAATTGAAAGTGATGTCGAGTCCTTAACCTACAAGGGACAAACATATTTTGGAAAAGGCGGCGTATATCTTATCAAAGTAAACGATTCAACTGCTCCAAGTGATAGTAATACGTTTTCTGCACTACGGGCATTAAAAATGTTCCTTCGTAAGGACCAGTCGGACGGAACCAGTTTTCTGCTGAAGTTCGGTGAGTTTATCGATTCAATGATTGCCGGCAAGGGTGCTGGTATATATCCTGACGGCCGCGGACAATTTGAGAAACTAGAAGTGCGCAGCGCAATGATCGTAAAAGAGCTGATATGCAATCGCTGGTTTGCGCAGGAAGGGAACGTCACTTACTCAGAGGCAGGAACTATCGAACGGATTGAACTACTCGAAGACGGCACGTATGATCTGTATCTTCGTCGCCGCTGGGACAATGATATCACAGCATTCAAAGAGCAGGACGTAGACTACGGATCAGTTAATAACTTGAACTCAACTGGAGAATATTATGATAGCTGGTTCCGTGTCCTTAGTGTCATGCAGGCAGAGAATAAGATTAATGTGGTGCTCTATCCGGATGAAGAGGTTCCTGGAGGAAAAAACTATCCTCCTGCTTCCGGAATGGTAATTACTCGTCGAGGAAATGCAGTTGATGAAGAACGGCAGGGATTCTGGTATATATCCAGCTATGAAGGCTGTATCTGCATGCTGGATGGAGTGACGAAACCTATACTCGAGGAATCCAACTACAGCATCATTATCGGAAAACTGAAACGGTTGTCCCTCTTTGACAATCTTCCGATAAACTATCTCCAGTCGTATGTCTATTGCCGTGGCATTGCCATACAAGACCTCATGCGCATTAACTATCAGGGTGTGGTTGTCGTGCAGCTTAACGACCGTGGTTTCTGGTCATTGGAGGTAGCTCAAAGTGAAAATCCTTATACTGCTGGCGAAGAAACGGTCGATACAGTATGGCATTATGGATGTCGCTGGAAATGCCTTGTCACCGGTACGACGGATGAACCTCGCTATGCCAGCACGGGCTGGGCGATGATTGAAGGAAATCCGAATTTCACAATAGACATTGAAAGCGAAAACGGTTGGGCTTTCGATGCTTCTCAGCTTCAGGAAGGGGTAGTGTTTACTACTCTTAATGTAATAGGAGAATTATACAACCGTGACGTGACAGACAGCATTCTTGATACGGATGTGTCATGGACACGAGATACGGGTAACGTGAGTGAGGATAACGCCTGGGCAATCAAGAGAGCCGATGCCGGAAAGACTCTTACATTGACGGTCGATGATTTGGGCATTGATTTTACTCGTAAGGGAGTGTGTTCTTTTAAAGGAACAGCCTTACTCCGTGACGGTCAGCAGACCGAAATAGCAGAACAAACAATAACATTCTAATATGGGAATAAAAAGTAAAACAAAGAGATTGGATGTCAACTACACACCTCTCCAGATTAGCGGAAGTATAGAAGTCGTGGGTAGTGTTCCAGACCGGCAGATATACAGCAGCGATGTAAAAGAATATACTCCTGACTATACACTGACGCCTCTTGTACTGTTTCCGCGATGCAATGCAACCGATCCGGATTCTTATCTGAAGAGTGGTTCGGTGAACGCATCTCTTACTAACATGAAATGGTATCAGATTATCGGCACCCAGCGTACACTGATAAATTCGGATAATACTGATTACGAGATAACGACAGAAGGAGATAATAAAGGACAGATTAAGGTAAAAAGAAATTCCTCTGTTTCTTCACCTCTTGCCTTTGAATTTTACGCTGAGTATGTCGATACCCGTACCAGTCAGGTATATATGTTCCGCTTGAGTACGGTAATTCCGGTTTCAGACGCTACGCTTCCAACGCCAGTCCTGAAACTCGATAGCCCTGCTACGGTTGTATGGAATCCGTTACGCAATCCGTTGACGCGTAAGATTACAGCATCTGTATTTTACGGAAATGCTGATATCGCATCAGACAAGCAGAAGTGTAAATTCTTCTGGTATCGTATGAATGAAGGCAGTCTGGAAGAAATTACGGATGGCAACGGTGACAATGACTGGGAAGTTGAAGCAATAGACCATAATACTTTAACGATTAATCAGGATTATATTGGGGAAGAGCAGACTTATGTCTGCAAGCTGGGATATTCGGCAGATGGCAGTTTACCTTCTGCTCCTCCTGACGATGCTCCCACGGCAACAACCACCATCCGGCGCCGCATACCGGAAGTGGAAGTCGACTGGAAAGGAGCACCAACACAAGTTGCCGGAGGAACGGAGAAATTGAAATTGGAAGCGTTTGTGATGGACGGAATGGGTGTTGTCCCTGATCCGGAAGAATGGTTCCGGTTTGTATGGAAAGTAAAATCGCCCTATTCACAGAGTTACAGCAAGCAAGCTGAGGGCATCAAACCTACGATTACGTTCATTCCAGGAATGATGCTTGAATTAGAAGTGCAGGATAGGGGCCCGCAAGCTATACTTATTGATGATACGGACGGTTCTGTATTGCAGGACGCTGACGGCAATGTACTTTTTGACAGAATCAACAATTAAAAAATTATACGACTATGGCATACTATGTGAAAGTGACAAAACAGGTAGCAGATAAGATGGGACTAACATCTATCCGTAACATGACGGCAGACGGAAATGTGCTGTTGTGGCAGTCTGATTTAAATTGCATAGAAGGTGATACGATATTTGACAGAGCAGCACGTGTGGGCGGTGTGGCATTGACTCCTCAGTCGGCTCGCTTGGAAACAGACGGTATGGAGAATCCAGTAGAAGTAACTACTCCGGATGAATATCGGGATGACAAACCGACAATTTTACCTGAGTTCCCAGATACACCTACAGCTCTTAACGAGGAAGGAGGCACTAATGAGTGAGGCTAGTTCAGTACGGCAGGTCGTGTTCCTGCGCAAGGGTAGTGTATACATGCCTTTCCTGCAATCCAATATGGGCGACTTGTACCAGGAATATCAGGGTACAGCAGAAAACCCGACTAATATTTCCCCAGACTTTACTACAATTACACCTATGATAAGCTACATAATTACAAGTTCATTGGTTGTTGCCGGACTGGTCGTTCCCAGCTCGGTGAAATGGTACTTCAATGACACTGAGCTAACGTTTGGTAGCGACAAGATTTCAACGAATAGCTTAGGAGGAGAAACAGGACACTTCCAGAGTGTTCCTTATCAGGCTGGAGTACAGAACTATTTTGCTTTGAAAATCAGGAAAAACCTTGTCAAAGCATCCGGAGGTGCAGCATGTAACATCAAGGCTGAAGCCACGATTTCTGTAGGTAACACCTCCGACAAGGTACAGGCTGTGTATAACATACCGATAACGGTCGGAGTAGGGAACAGCAAGCGTGTTACCATCATGGCAGGTGACAACAAGTTCTTTACTCTCACTGATAAGGGAGATTCGTGTGTCCTTAAGGCGGTAGCGTGGATTGGAAGTGATCAGCTAAATGCTGGCCAGACTTATAAATGGTACACATTACAGTCTGGTTCATGGGTATTATTGGACGGACAGACACAGCAAACATTAACCGTCACAAATGATATGGTGGATACTACCGGACAGTTCAAGGTAGAAGTATTCCAAAATGGCTATCTTATCGGCATGGATGTCCAGACGGTTATAGATGCCAGTGATCCGTTCGATATCTTACCGAACCCCAATCCGGAAAATGAAACTATCGAGCAGGGTTCCGGTGGCTCTGTTACCTATACACCGATTTTGGTGAAACGTGGCAGCACAACTAAATTCAAGGACATGAAGTTTTTCTTTGTATTCACGGATTCAGCAGGCAATATCCTTAATCCTGACACGGCTAAGGTTGCATCATACAGCGGAACCGTAACAGAGGCTATGTGTGAGCAGGCTTCAGGTAATGTTGCAGTAGTAATAACAACAGAAGAATAATATTATGATTGCAGAAAAAAGAACAGAGGTTAATTATCGTGTTAAGCCAGTGACCAGGCTTCCTTATCCGGCTGGTATATATTCTTCTACCATGAGATATACGTGTTCGGCTAATGTGGCTCCTTATGTCGTATTCCAGCCGAACACGTCGCAGGATGCAGTCAGGTATGTGATGAACAAGGTAGGTACATGGCTGGGGACTGAGCAGGGCATGACACCGGCAGAGGATTATGCCAAAAACGGAGAAAATGCAACGTGGCTTCCTTTTGAGCATTTCAATGCGATCGAGATTGAGCTTGCATTAATCCAGTTTGCAAAAATCGGGCAGGCTATATTCTATGACCAGTATACGATATCGGAATATGGGAAAGATACCAATAACGATGATGTAACCAATTATAAGGATTTCAATGCGGCCGATCCGATGAATCCGGAGAATGCTTTTCGCCCGAATATATGTTTGAACTGGAAAACAGGGGAAGCATTTTTTTGGCGGGCTAACATGTTTGCATCGCGCTCTGTGGGAGTCGGTTCCGTGGAGTTAGGAGCGAGTCAGATAGCTATTCCGCTTACGTCTAATTTTGTCGCTCTCACAGGTGAATGGAGTGGCTCTCCTACATGGGGACGCGTGCTTGCTTATGTTCCCGAAGACAGGGACTCGTGTCTGCCTAACTGGGACTATATGGAGTTCACGATACAGAACGCTTCCAACGGACCTGCTGTCCTCAATCTGGGAAATTTTGGAGAAATATGGGTAGGCACTGAGAAGTATCTTATCAATACTATCACGATTGGCAAGCTCAGGCATGTAAATCTTATGTTTAAAATTCGTAGGTATTCGTGTGGAATAATAGATAATATAAAATGTCAGGCGGGTACATTCTATGTTAAAAATGTTCATGACTTTGATATATCAAGTTTTTATGACCAGACCTCCCTTACGACTAAAGCCAATTTAACTTCAAAATCAATTTCGTTTAACGCTTAATCAAATTATTATGATACAGAAAAAATTTTTAAAAGACGCGATACAAAATCCAGAGATAATATCAGTTGTGGGAGAACTGATAGGAACTGCAAACAAAGATAAGGGAGGGTTAATGAGTCCGTTTTTGTATAATTCATTATTTACATTCAGCGGATATCAGTCTGGATATTTCAAAATCCATTTGGATTCAGATACAGTTCAAGAATGGGCTTTTCGTATTACGTTATTGGGTGTCTGTGAATATGAGATTTATAGGTTGAACGAAAATATTAAAGCTTACTTTTTATCAAAGCAAAACACTGAAATTTCTCCAGGTTTGTGGTACGACAGTGATAATAAAGATATTTATGTGTCTGCCAGTCAAGCTCCTATTACAATGTCGACATTATATTCCAATAGTACACTCAAAAATTTGGTTGTAAGTTGTTCGACAATTAATAAAGTTCCAGAGTCTGCTGCTAAAATATCAATTACGTAAAATTATGGTCACGAAGTTTATTTCGTGACCATAATCTAAGAAATAGGAATTTCGGTTCCATCCACAGAATCAACTTTTTCAATATTACTAGCCTTTAATCCTGATATTAATTGAATTGCCAATCTTCCTCCTCGTGTTCCTCCTATTTTTTGAAAATATATATTACCTTCTGAATCATAGATAAATTTCAGAGATGATGATGAATTTCCTTTTAGTATTTGGTTGACTCTATATTCTGATTTATAGGAAGGGTAGTATAATGATACATAAAAGACGTATGGATTATATCTATCTTCAAGATATACGACACGATATACAGATTTATTTATAATTTTATCAACCAGTTTGTAAGTAGCATCTCCAATTGGAGTATCGGTTGAAGATATTCTTAACACATTAAGAGAATCAATATCTAATAGTCCTCCCACCTAGATTTTTCTTAGCTTAAATGTTTAGAAAAATCCAGGTGAGAGTAAGACTAATTTGATGGTAATATTTCTTCAAAAGAGGAAGTATCATCATTATAATCATTCCATGACAAAGTAGATACAGGCAATGCACCTACTATTGAAATCGCAACTAATGAATAGGTATTTGGTGATTGAATATAAATATTGTTTTTACTATCTTTTAATATTTTTATTGCATGGTCATTATTTGAATGAAAATCCATCTTTTGGATTTGTATTGTAGTGTCACGACAAAAAATTAAATAGTGATATATTGTGTTATCTAATCCTTTTGCAAACATTTCAAATAAAGCATGTCGAAACTGTTCAAGAGTCCATATTTTAAGTGTTTTGTTGGTAAATACTTTTGTTGATAACAAATAGGTTTCGGAATTCATTAGTCCATTACTCTTAGTTGTAACTGTTGGTAGTAGTCCTCCCACGAGTCTATTTGTCTAATTTTATGTAAATATCTATCTTCGTTCTAAAAATGGATAAGATAAAATACCGGCTTGTCTACAACCGCAAGAAACAACTGAATAAACAAGGAACAGCACTCGTACAAGTCGAAGCATCATTGAACCAACGTAAAGTATATTTCAAAACAAACATATATCTCAAGCCAGAACACTGGGATAAACGGACTTCTCAGGTTATTGTTCATCCGCAAGCGAACGATTTGAACGCCATGCTATTCGAGTTTGTTCTGCATCTGCAAGGAATAGAATTGTCATTATGGAAAAGAGGGGTTCCGGCAACGCTATCACTCTTGAAGGACGCAATGAAGAAGAACCGTCCGGTAAATGTAACCTTTCCTGTCTTTGCGAAAGAATACGTTACGCATTCTGATAGGAGAGAGAGTACAAAGGAGAATCTGTATACCACCATAACTGTGCTTCAGGAATTCAGACCAGGGCTAGATTTCAAAGACATAACGTATACATTCCTGAAAGATTTCGAGGTGTATCTTAGGGGAAAAGGTAACGGAATAAATACCGTGGCTAAGCATTTGAGACAGCTTCGTACGCTGGTAAATGAGGCGATAAACCAGGGATACATTCACGCAGACGCTTATCCATTCCGCAAGTTCAAGATCAAACAAGAAAAGGGCCGGCACGAGTTCCTGACACCGGACGAGTTGCGTAAGCTGGAGAACTTGGAAGTGAACGATAGAAAGTTGCGACACGTGCTGGATGCATTCTTATTTTGCTGCTACGTCGGTTTGCGTTTCTCTGACTTCTGTCAGCTTACACCTGCGAACTTCATCCGTGTGAATGGCAAGCGATGGCTCCACTTCAAGTCGATTAAGACAGGCATTGAACTACGTTTACCGTTACATCTTCTATTCGAGGGGAAGGCTTTAACCATCTTGGATCGCTACTGTATAGCAGAGTTTGCCAGCTTGGGCAGTAATTCGGAAGTGAACAAATGTCTTGCACAGATAGCCGATATGGCCCGGATCAAGAAGCATGTAACCTACCATACCGCACGTCATACCTGTGCGACTCTGTTGATCCATCAGGGAGTACCGATTACCACTGTCCAGAAGCTTTTAGGCCACACATCAGTTAAGACGACGGAGATTTATTCGGAGATACTTTCTAACACAATCGTAAGGGATTTGAAGGCAGTAAAAAGAAAGCGAGTTGTAAATAACTTTCAAAGTTATGCTTCAGCTCGGTAGAGTTTTGGTAGATTTCATGTGATATACCTAAAATATACTGACACGCCTTGTCACCCTTTTTGAAACCTTTTATTCTTTGTTCGTTTTTAACTTGTTTACCTTCGCTGGAAAGCCTTGGTAAATGAGTAGATTTGTGTGTGAAATAGTAGTTGCGCCCATGAGCGTATTCCATTAGCGGAATGCGCTTGTGGGCGTTTGTCGTATTATAAGTGCTACCAAAATCCGGAATACGAGAGGTATATAAAGACATATTGTTTAATTTAAAATCTTAGTAAAATGAAAAGATTCGTTTTCATGTGTGTCGCACTGTTGATGTGTGTAGTGAGTGTTTTCGCGGAAAATTCCGCTAGTGTAGAACCTTCTGTTCCTGAGTTCCTGACCGGATTTGCCAGCTTCACCGGACTTGTTACTGTAGTGGTGCCTTCGGTTGTAGGTTTCATTGCTTCCAAGTTGCAGAACCCGATGAATCGCTGGGTTACTATGTGGGTGACGGCGGTAGTCGGCGTAGTCGTAACCTTCTTCAGTTGGTGGATGAATTTAGGATTCCCTCCGGCAGATGCAAGTATCTGGATAGTATTGATTGACTCGTTATTCGTAGCATTGGCATCAACTGGTATCGTTTCGGTGGTAACGTCGGAATGGCTGGCCAAGCTGTTTGGTTCTAAGACAAAGACAGAGTAATGCAGAACCTAGTTACCATCATAGCCCCGCAGCTGCTAGTTGCTGGGGCTTACTCATTCGTAGGAGAGATAAAAGGGGTAGTGTTCGAACTCCGATGGATGCTGGCTTTCATTGTCGTGATGATCGTAGCGGATTTCGTTCTGGGGATTATTGACAGCGTGGTTAAGAGGGGAGAGGATTTCCGATTCAGCAGGGCCGGACGGCGGACGATGTGCAAGTTCATCGAGTATAATTCGTATCTGGTGTTGGGGTTCATGCTGGGTATTGCTATTCTCCAGCCAGTTGGAATCTGTTCCTATACAATTAGCTCCATGTGCGGGTTAGGGCTGGCTATTGTTTTCGAGTTTGATAGTATCATGGAGCATATATGTGCCATACATGGAATTAAGAATAAGATTTCCATTAAGAGGCTGCTGGTTGGATACATCAAGAAGAAATATGCTACAGCTGGGGAAATAATCGAAGAAGTAACAAAAGAGGAGGAAAAGAAATGAATAAGATAGATGCGATTGTAGTTCACTGCTCGGCCACACGTGCCGGACAGGATATAGGTAGAAAAGAGATTAATCAGATGCACGTGGCTCGTGGTTTCCAATGTATCGGGTACAATTATGTGGTAAGATTGGACGGTACGGTGGAAGTTGGCCGAAGCCTGACCATTGACGGGGCACACTGCAATTCTAAGGGCTTAAGTGGTATATCCTACAACAAGCATTCCATCGGTATCTGTTACATCGGTGGACTGGATGCTCACGGTAAGGCGGCTGATACCCGAACTCCTGAACAGAAGAAAGCATTGCGCGAATTAATCGCAAAGTTGATTAAAGAATATCCGGATATTAAGGAAGTGTTGGGGCATCGTGATACTAGCCCAGATCTCGATGGTGACGGCATTGTTGAGCCTAACGAGTGGACGAAGATGTGTCCTTGCTTCGACGCTAAGGAGGAATACAAAGATTTGCTCCCATGAAACTCTATAACTACATAATTAGGGAGGTGAGTCGGTGTATTACGTTGGCTCCCTTCATGTGTTTGTTATTAGTTTGTTCCTGCCGGACGGTTAAGTATGTTTCTGTAGAAACGATAAAGATTGATACGACCTATATAAACAAGTTACAGCGTGATAGCATCTACATGCTTGACAGCGTGTATGTAAAGGAGAAGGGAGATACCGTCTTGATTGAAAAGTATAAGTATCTATATCGTGACAAGCTAGTAAGAGATACTATGTACATTTCAAAGACGGATAGCATCCAAGTGCCTTATCCGGTCGAAAAGGAATTTACTTGGTGGTTGAAAATAAAGATAGCTATTACCGACTTTGTAATGGTTGTATGTATTCTGGTAATTATATTTTTTGTTTTACGTTTATTTAAAAAGAAGTAAAGAATCTATAGATGAAAATGAGTAAGAGCTTTATTTCTTTATTAGTCTAATTTTGATACTATAAAAAAAATCATGATATTTGCAGAAATCTCAATAAAGACTATTGTTAGTAATGAAAATGCTATTCATATAAAGAATAGCGTTTTTATTATATTTTTATATATAAACTAATTTACTATTATTCGGATTATGAGTAAATTGTCTAAGGCTCCTTTGGTGGAAGTTATTTTTGAAATAAGATGGAATTCTACAAATAAGCAGGAAGTCGATAAATTCCAACTCCTTATAGGGGCAATGTATGCTGCATTGAAAAATACTTATGATAAACCTGAGAATTTTCTTACGAATCCGAACATTCCAATTCAAGCCTTTTTAAATAGACCGATTTATCGTTCAAGAAAAAAAGATGGGACTCCTGTATTGTATCAATTAGGACCAGGAATTTTGTCTATAAATTATGTAGGAGCAGACTATGATTGGGATAGTTTCTATGCTGAAATATCAACAATAGTAAATGAATTTAAGGAATTGTATCCTTTCAATTCTAGTAAAGATATTCAAATAGGATTAAAATACCTTGATTTTTTTGATTTTCATTTTGAGAATGAAAACATATTTACCTTTTTAAAAGAAAAATTTCATTTAACTATTGATGCGGAGTTTATAAAGAATCCTATAGGAATAAACTTTGAAATTGCTCAAAAAGAAAATGATGCCGTTTTCAATATAAAGATTAATACAGGAACATTAAATAATCGAAGACAGGGCTTTATTGTTGAAAGCAAACTTCAATCTGTAAAAAAGGCAGAGACTCTGTTCCCAAAATTTGATAATATATTAACAGAGTTTCATTCTAAGCTAAGTTCTTTCTTTAAGAATATGACTAAGGGTGAACTTTATGAATCATTTAATAAGCAATAATTATGGAAAAAGATTTAATCGACATAACATCTATTGAAAAAGGATGTGATACTTCCACCATATTAGCTTATAGAGGTATAAAGAAAAATTATAAAGTTCATAAATTAATATTGGGAGTATCATCGTTGTTTTTCTTGTCAAATACAGACTATTCTCAATTTGCTACTGAAGCTTTTTGCGAAGATACAAATTGTACATACATTCCTAGTTCTGTCTGCTTTCCTGGCGAATCAGAAGGAATAATAAAACCTGTTTCATTCGGCAAGAAGAAAATTGTGGCAAAAGCTAAGATTAAAAAGAAATATTTTATTTCCGATGAAGAACTGGAGCAAAGAATGGGTACAGATTCTCCTAAAGAAATTCTCCCAAACGAGGAAGAGTCCAGCATTGAAGACTTCGTAAAATACAACTCTGGTCGTTTTATAAACAGTTTGGATAAATGGCTGTAGAACATGTTTCACAACGAGAAATAGTAGAAGTATTTTACCGTACTCCTGAAGGTGATGTAAAAGAACATCCGGCTTTGGTGTTATCAACTGATAGGTTGTCTGATAATGAAGACGGTATGTTTTTATGCAGTTCTTATCTCTACAAAGAACCATCATCCGGAATACACCTTAAAAATTGAAGATGAATGGCTAAATCATCCATTAGGAAGAGAATCTTATTTTGTCACTCATATTGTTACTTTTTTTAAACTTAAAGAGGTAATCCAAAGTAAAGGGACATTTGTCAAAGGCGAGTTCTTTTATAAAGTATTGGAGAAAGTTATCGATAGTATGTTTGATATTCAAATATCTTTTGAAGATGAATAAAGGAATGAATATAAGCCCCTTCCGATATTCCGGAAGGGGCTTTGTTTTTTCAGATAAAATCCCCATCTTTGTAGTGCGTTACATATTTAGTTAGAAAGCAAAAGTATTTTGCTGGCAACGGCAGCGGGCATTATGTATTATTGTCCGCCGCTTTCCGTATATATACGGTTTCGCCCCGTGTAGAGTATTAATGTACCTACTGCTTTCTAACAAAGTGTAACGCAACGGGTAGCGGGACCGTTTTTCTTTTCCTGCCATAAAATCACAACTT